ACCGACCGATTACTGGTTCACCTTTACTGAAGAAACCGTATTTGTAGCCACAACCTATCAGTCGGGCGATCTACCATCTGACCCGCAATTGTGGCTGTATGCAGGGGATTTGTTGCTTTTTACAAACGACGATTACTTAGGGCTTCAATCCCATATTGAAATAACGCTTCAACCAGGCGACTACCGTCTCCGAGCTAGCACCTGCTGCTACGAACCTGACGTGTGGCGCGATGGCATCGTTTGGAATATCCAATACGAGTTGTATTACACCGGGATACAAATAGAACCAACCACCACCACCATTCAGGAGACGACAACCACGACATGGGAGCCAACTACAACATCCACGGAACCGACGACGACCTCTACTACTACTGCCCCAACAACGAGTGTCCCTGTCGAGGAACCACCGACCACCGTGGAAACGACAACTACCTCGTCTTCTACTACGACAACAACGACTATTGGAAGCACCACCGTTTTGGCTACAGTCCCCCCAACGACAGAAGCCCCGACGACCACGGCGCAGACAGTACCCGTGACGACAACTCTGCCACCGACGACGACTACCAGCACTACGACGACATCTTTGGCTCCTACAACGACGGCGACGACTTCCACCCCGCCTACCGAGCCGCCTACAACGACCACCTTGCCGCCAAACGACAGCCCACCACCGCCTGACGCAAGCCCAGCCGAACTGGTCGCTTACCTTGACACCGTCACCGCCGAAGACCTAGCAACCCTAGACACCGAAGAAATCACACAGCTCGTAGACGACATTGCCAACGCTGAACTAACAGACGAACAAGCCGAACAGATCGCCCTAGCTTTAACCGATGCCCCGGCTGAAGTCAAAGAAGCGTTCCAAGAAGCAGTCAACGTCTTCGGTGGACAATTTGACTCATATGTACCCACAGGATCGACCGTACCTGTCGGAACTCGTAGAACCCTTATAGCGGTCACAACTGCCACCTTCGCAGCGTCCACCCCTATAAGTAGAAAGAAGCCGTAATGAAAAAGCCAGTCAAAACAATCATCGAATCAGCAATCATGTCAGGGTCACTTGGCCTGGTTCTAATTACCCTGTCAGGCACGACCCGAACCCAGGCATTGGTCATCTCCATTGTCTCCGTCGGACTGTTCTTCGTGTCGTCGCTGGCAGACCGTGACTAGACTAGAACCCATGACCAAGCCAGTAAAGACAGCACTAATAGCATCAGTAGTGCTAACCTGCGCTTTACTATCCCAATGCTCAGACAGGTACAGGTATCCTTGTGACGACCCAGCCAACATCGGAAAACCCGAATGCCCGCCCGCAACGGTCAATCCCGCCCCGTAAGAAGCGCATGGATCAAAACGAACTAGACGCTCGACTGCGCTTCTATGTCGGTATCGGACTCATTATCATTGTTGGACTTATCGTCTGCACGATGCTGTTCGGACTTTTATTCGTCGTACAGCCGCTCGACGCTCAATCGCCCAATGACAAAGCGATGCTTGAAATGCTCGGCCCGATTTGCTATACATTGGTAGGAGCTGCCGTCGGGATCGTTGCGACACGCGGCAACCGCCAAGACCCACCATCCGAATAACTAGGAGCCTGCCATGCCTCTCATCCAAGCCAACATCATTTTTACTATTGACACAGACTTCGTGCCACCCGAAATACCGGGAATGGACACCCACGACGGCGATGTCGTTCCACCCATCTCAGGTGCTGAACAAGTCGTGTACGAAGTATTCAAGAAGATACAAGAAGTGCTACCCGAAAAGGTACACGCCTTCATACACACATCTACCCTGCTAGATCGCTAGTTCTTCTGCTAGCGTGTCTGAAATGGCACGCAAATACACAGGCTACGACGGCGACGCAACTGGCAAACAAGCTGGTCTAGAAGAACTCGTACGTCAACTATGTAGCAAATTTCCCCTGTTTAACAACGGTACTTGGGTCGTTCGCAACATGAACAACGCCAACCTGTCAAAGCCGAAGCCGTCAGTCCATTCGACTGGCCGTGCAGCCGACCTCTCATGGCGCAAGTCAGGCAAGAAAGGTTCAGGCAACTACGCCGACGCTGTCGCCCTACTGGACTTCCTAGTGCTACACGCCGAAGCCCTACAGATTGAAGAACTACACGACTACTTCCCGCAACCGCACGGTCGAGGCTGGAAATGTGACCGTGAATCGTGGACGGTATATGCCAAGCCGACCATTGGGTCTGCCCCCGGTGGCGATTGGATCCACCTTGAGATTTCTCCCCTTCACGCGAAGAACGCCCTGTACTACAAGGAATTCTTTGCGAACCTCGCGACGGCAGCGGGAGAAAGTCCTTCTCCGCTAACTCCCGCTGCTGGCGCACCTGCCCCTGCCCCTTTAGCATTTGCGTACCCTGGGACACCATTGAAGATCGGTTCCAAAGGGGACGCTGTGAAACTCGTCCAGGCAGTCGTTGGCGGTGTGATTACCGATGGCGACTTTGGGAAGAAGACTGACCACCGTGTCAAAGAATGGCAGTTGGCTCACAACATTGCAGCCGACGGCATCGTCGGGCCTGTCTCGTGGAAGGCCATGTTCGGCTGATGGAAGCGGTACTAGTCGCTGTCGTTACAGGTGTGTTCGCTGTACTAGCAATCCTCGTAGAGAAGGGTCGCAAAGAGAACAAGCGTGACCACGGGAACGTGATGGATCGACTAGACCTCGTCTCATCAGAGATACGCAAAGACATTCGCCAAGTGCGATACGAACTAACAGATCATGCCAATGGGCCAGCCCACAACACTAAGCCTACTGTTCCTGCTAAAATCCCATTGAAGAAACGACCGAAGGCTGGATAGCCAGTAGGAACTCTAAGGAGCATCTATGGCAAACGAAGCGACAGCCGAACTTTACACAAGGCAAAGCGGGCTTAACAAAGCCAAACTTAAGACTGACTACGATCAATATTTGGCTGATCTTGCTAGGCAATACGGTCTTTCTACAAAACAATTAGATACCAACCTTGAATCCCGTGGCATTTTGCGTTCAGGGGAAGCAGGAGAGTCCCGTACTCAATTAAGTGCAGCCGAAGAAGCAGCACGGTTGAGCGCAAAAAGTGATTACGATTACAACACGAGCACGGAAGACATTGACCTTATGACTCGTCTTGCTGGTCTTCAAGCAGGTAGTGCTGGATCAGGTGGCTCAGGTGGCTCAGGTGGCTCAGGTGGCGGTGGCGGTAATACTGGCGGTAATACTGGCGGTGGCAACACGGGTGATGGAAGCACTACACGACCCGAACGCCAACCAGGCTCACCTGGCAATCCAAACGCTGTCCGTCCAGGAGTGCCAGCACGACCCGAACGCCAACCAGGTTCACCTGGCAATCCAAACGCCACTCGTCCAGGAGTGCCAGCACCACCCGTTCGCCCCGTCCGTGACGCAATTCCTAGACCACCAGTACCAGCGAGAGTAGTAAATATGCCTCGCCCAGGAACGACTACACCAGCACCGCGACCTGTTCGTGACGCAGCACCACGACCACCAGCACCAGTAACGACAGCACCACGCCCTGGAACCACGCCTGCCCCCGCACCACGGCCGACTCCAGCACCTACGCCAGCACCAGCCCGAACAGGTACAGCAGACTCAATGGCGCGCAACGCACCCGCTACACCAGCACTACCTGATCTATCGGGCGTTGACTTCGCTGCACTCGGTCGATACATAGACTCACAGAAAAAACCAGCACCAAAACCAGCACCAAAACCAGCAACCACACGAGTCAACCCCGTCTCAGTAAGGTTGCGATAATGGCATTTGACCTCTCCACCCCCGGCGCACAACTCGCATTCGGTGTAGCACAACGCGCCCAAGAAGTACAAGACTACAAAACCAAACTTGAAGAAGAAGCACGCGCCCGCGCCGAAGCTCGACTCGCACCATTTGGCAACGACTTAAGTCAGTTTGACTCAACTTTTAGAAGCCTTTACGACCCCGCAGCAGCCGCCCAACAAGCCCGTGCGAAAGCCATGCAAGAATATGTGATAGGTCTTCCCGAACTGCTTGCACGCGTACAAGCCGAAAAGAAGTCAGGCTCAGGTGGCGGTGGCGGCGGTGGCGACAGCAAGTTTGTGCCACAAACATATGTGGATCCCAAAGACGTTCTTAAACTATTTCTAAATGGCAAAGGTCAACCAATTGCCGTTACGCAAGACTACGGTAACGGTATGACTTACGGAAATGTCGGTGGATACGGTGCGGTATACAAGACAGGTTCAAAAGGCCCAGCAGTAAAACCTAAGTTCCAACGCACAATTAACGCAGACAGGTTTGAATGATGGCTCTACCTAAGATCGGCCCTCGTGGCGTAACAATTGAAGACGTACAAGATGTAGCCACAAACGGTAGCAAAGTCGGCAAATCTCAATATGTGTACGCGCCCCCCAGCCAAACAAGCCAAGCGTACGACCCCAAATTGTTGGCGGCCTTGATGGCTGGCCAAGCACAACCTAGTTACGGCGAAAAATACGGTGGTTTCCCAACGCGAGATATGTTGAACGACGCAGCTTTGGGTTACGCGTTAAACATTCGCGACATAGGCGATTACGCAGCACTTGAAGGCGTACGACTAGAAGCACCAATCTTAAAGCAAAAACAAGATGCTTACAAGTCCGCAGCAGGCTATGACGCGTTCGCATCAGAAATTGCCAAAGGCAGAGCAGCCCGTGACGAAAAACTTGGGGGTGCATTTAGACCCAAGCCAATGAACTTAACTAGCGAATTTGCAAATGCACAAAGAGTTAAAGCAGAACAAGATCGCCAGGCTTCAATTGCAAAATATAGGTCTGATGCAGAAAATCAATACAACACCAGTTACGACGCACAGGTTCTGCCGTACCAACAAATTGCAGAAACCATTTACGGTACGCCGATTTCACAACTCGCTCGACAAGCACTCATGACTCAATACGGCGTTGATGCCAATGTGGCACGAGCAACTTTTGACGAACAAACAGACCTTGACTACGCCGAACTTCAACGCGACGCAGAACTTGCTGCACAAGGTATTGACTTCTCAATGAGCGAAGGCGAAATGATTTATAACTCTCAAGGGCCTGAAGCATACAATGTTTACCAAGAACAAAAAATTTATGAAGCGACGTACGGCACGCCAGCAGAACAAGCCAAAGCGCAACAAGATTTGATTGACTCACAAAACGCTCCAATTGACCAGGGTCTTTTTGAAACTTACGGCATTCGACCCAAAGAAGTAACAGGAGCAGACGCTGACACAGTTCGTTCAGTATTTACGGATCCTGAATTCTTGTCAACTTGGATCCTGCCTTCAATTGAACTGCTTGATGCTAGCGGTGGAGTAGATTCAGGTGCTGACATCGCTGGTCAACAAGCACAGGCATATTTGTTAGCCAACCCAGGCGATTTGTTGCGAGCCAAAACACTTAGTGCAATCATCGCAGAGTTTGATTTCTTGAGTCGCTGATGTCTGCTGAAGACCTCATCAATCGAGTTAAACAGCGCAGATTAAATCAGCCAACTTCCGACGTTCCCCCAACCATACCACCATACCCAACATACCCACCTAGCCCAAACGCTCCAACAACACCCCCGCCGACCCCAACATTTACTTTCCCTAAATATGTGCCGACAGGGAATGTCCCGCAAGCGTCCGATAGTGGCGGTGACCGTAGTTTCTTAAGCAATGTTTTATCCTTACCTGGTGGTGTGTGGAACTCAATCTTTGATGTTGGAAACGCAGTCCCAGGACTTATAAAAGCTGGCTACCAAACAGGCGTTGGTTTAACAAAAGGGTTTTCCCCAAGAGAAATCCAAAAAATAGCTACGCGAGTTAACGAAGCGCAAGACCAAGGTCTTAAAGGTTTTGACATTGCCAAATATGCGGCAGAACAAAAATTTCCACTAGCAACACAATTTGCAGGCGATGTACAAACCCTGGGTGGGAATGTTGGCGAAGTAGCCACCTTGGGAAGATTAGATTTTGGCGAACCAGGTGTTAACTATGCTCAAGCATTTAACCGTGGACAATTGTCGCAAGCAGCAATTCGTGACCTTGGTACAGTCATAACTGCTGGCCGTCTAAGTGGTTTAGGAAACGTCGGTATTACCGCTGGAGCAAAAGTTAGTGCAGCAGGTGCGCCCCGGTTGGGTTCTGCAATAACGAGTGCTTCACGGTTTGTTGACGAACCGATTGGTTCATCAGTTCGTGGTGCTGCTCGCGTTGCCAATTTAGGTTCAAGGATAATCCCCGGAACATCAGGCTTGACCGATGCGACAGGGCGCGTTTCAACAGCAGACCGACCCTTGCGACAAATTGCCAATGAATCAATCGGCGCGAAGCGTGGATATTTTGAACAACGATTGAACAGGCTCATAGGTGAAGAATCAGCCTTAATCAAGCAACAAGAAAGCCTTGATCAAAATGATCCAATGCGGGAAACGCTTGACGAACAGATTACAAAAATCCGAGAAAGCCGTGAGAAAGCGTTAAGCGGTACTGGTCGACCCAAGTTAATGGCTCGCGCTATCAAGGCCGAGCAACGAGCAGCTGAAGCAACCCGTACTGGATGGGTAACCAAAATCAATCGTTGGGGCAATGCTGGGTCTGTTCCCGAAACTGTCCGTGACTTAGATCAGCGCGCTCAAGCATCACGCGTGCGCGTGCAAGAAGCAACGGCAGCAGGCGATACGCAAGCCGCGCAATTCTTTGAAGATCAAGCAACATTCTACGAAGACGCTGCCGCTCTAAAACGATCCGATGTCAACGGTCGACTCAACCCCAAGAACTGGGACGACGTTGAAAAGCAGACGGTATGGAGTAGTGCCGTTCTTATTATGACTAAGGTCAAAGAAGAAATTGTTCGCGCGTACGACAGCAAAATTAGAGAAGGCTTGACACATGAGCAAGCCATTGACTACATCACTAAAAACATCGCACCACCTGAACTGCTGGACGATATAGCCCGCCAAGGTTACGCCTGGTCACCGCAAGCCATTGACCGCGTAGTGCGATTCTCAAAGGGTCAACTAGACGCATTTGACAGCATGAACATTGAAGGTGCTGCCCGTCTGATCGGTCAGTTCAGCGAATGGTTTACCAGTCAAGCCGAACAAGGTATCGGTCGAGTGACCGGGGCTATCCCGTTTACTTACAGGTACAACTTGCCTGACCCAATGAATATGTTGCGCCAACTTGAGGGTCGACAGAAACTTAAAACAGCAATCTTTGAAATCCTAGATGAAGCTATGGCGTATGTATTGCGTCGCGACCACATGGATATTGTCACCCAACAAAAGATAGACCTAGACAACCCACGCCCAGGATTGTTTGAGGAGTATGCAAGACAAAACTTTGGTAGCGAACAATACGCCATTGCATATAAAGCATTGACCGCAGCGTTTGATGTTCTTGTAGATGACCCACGGTTCTCAACATTCATGCAGAACAGGATGATCTATCCCGCTGCGATGCGACCAGTCATGTCGGCAAGAGAACGATTTACTCAAGCAGCTCGCGCCGAAGATGTTGTCTTTATGGCCGACGAAATGGCACGGCTCGCTGTTCAAAACCAAGACCTAATCCCCGGCAGGACAATGAAGTCTATTGCTACTGCCATCAATTTGGCTTTGGGTAAACAAACAAAATACGACGTGCGAACTTGGGTTCGTATTCAAGCAACGCTCAACCGTTTGGTTACTGACGCACAAAAGGCTCAAGCCGAGTACGAGGGTGCGGGAGCAAAACTTAGTGGTGGCATTGACACTACAATGGCTCGACTGCAAGAGATTGAACAGTTCGCTGTCGCTGCTAACGCAATGATTGACCAGGTTATTGCTAACCCCGACATTGTTTTTCCTGACCTTGCCAATGGTTCACCACGACTTGTCGCAGCACGGGAAGCGGAGCAAGCGAACCTATCTCGCATTGAAGCGATCCCCGACGAGATGGCTCAAATTGATGCCGAGATTAAAGCCGAGATTGACCGTCAAAGAGAAGCCAACGCCTACCTGCAACAGGAGTTGGACAACACGCAAGTCAGCCTTGACGAGGCTCGTACTCGCGCTACTGAAACAGCCGATGCCGAAGCCACGGTGCGCCAGCAGTTAGACCAGGAGCAGGCATACCTTGATGCGTTTAACAAACTGACTGAAGAAGAACTCGCGGCGTTACAAACAGACTTTGAGACTGCTCTTCGTATTCACAACCAGTATGCAAGTGGCGACAAGTTTGTTAGCAAAGGTACAGCGCAAGCAGTTAAGCGTCGCCTAGTCGAAGAAGCCACACAACGTCTTGCTGTCGCCCAAGGTCTTGTAGATAGTTTGATGCCGTCACGGTTGCGTCGCTCGCGCACAATGACTATCGGTTTGGCGACCGACCCGAACGCAATGTCGTTCATGCAGGAAGACTTCCGTGCGCCATTTGAAAGTGCCGTCTACCAGGCTATCGGTGATCCGAAACTAGCCAAGAAGGCTTACAACGATTTCGTAAACTCTCGTACCGTCATGGACGAAGGTGTCGCCGTCGACCAACTCAGCATGGAGACAGGTCGTGACTTCGCATCGGATAGCGACTTTATGGCAGAACTGGGTCGCGCTTGGGCTGAACAATGGCAAGCAGAAAAAGACTTGGGTCGCGCCAAGCAAAAAGGTGTAGAAACAATTCGGAAAGAATTAGCCGACGATAATCAAGCCAATATTGACCAGGCTATTGAAGCATCCACAGTTACACAGCAGAACCTGCCGTGGATTGAGCGCATGATCGAATTAGAAGATCGCGCGGTACTTGCCGAACGCACTACTGAAGTTCAAAGATTGCGCGCTCAACTTGATAAAGCCGAAAAAGCTGCACAAAAAGCACAAGCCGACCTCAATAAATTGGCAGCAAAAGTAGCCAAACTTACCGACCAAGCACGACCCAAAGTTCCGAACGAATTACTGAGCCGTCGTATCAAGTTAGAAAAAGAAACTGCGACCACAAAGAAAGCAACTGGTCGTCTAGCCAGGGTTGTAGAGAGCGCACAAAAAGCAGAACCAAAGACCATAGCCAAACTTGTCAGGCAAGCACGAGCCGACAGGCTAGAAGGCGTTGGCAAAATTGAAGCTGCTACAGCAAGAATTGACACGCTTGACAATGAAGGAAACCCAGTCAGGTTGGTCGGGGTCAACCCACGAGCTGGTCAGGCAAGAATGCTTCCCGGTCTTGCGGGCAAACTAGAAGCCGAACAACAAACGCTCCTAGTCAAGCAAGCCGAACTAGATACAAAACTTGCCGACGTTCGACGCAGAGCAGCCGAGCAAGACGCGTTAGAACAACAAACACAGACGATCCAAAGCGAAGCGCAAGCGTTGCCAACTATTCAAGGCCAGTTAATGGGGCCACAGTTGCTTGCCCAAAGCGGAGCAGCACGACTCAATGTTGAAGGCGATACCCCAGCGTGGTATCCAGCAGGCGAAACATCATCTAGCAAACGACAAGCACGCGTTGCCACACAACTACGAAGCGAAGCAGCTGGTGCTGAACGGCAAACATCAACTGAAGGTGTCAAGACAACCAATGTTATTCCAATGACATCAAACAAATTTGCCAACCGTGTTGATGAAATCTTGGGTCAATGGGAACGCAACGTCGTTATCCAAAACTTTATTAAGAACCGAGAGTTTGTCACCGATGTAAGAACACATTTTTCTGATGAACAATTAGCTCGATTTGATGCTGACGCTCGACGCGAAGTCAGCCTGGAACGAACTAACTTAAACAGTTACGAGTTTGAGCAACAAGTCAAGAAAAAAGTTGGCGACAGAATTCTTGTTGAATTAGACAACATGGGATTAGAGCCAATATCAAAAGCAAAGATTCCTGAGCCTGAAGATATTTATACTGGGCGTGCTTCGTTGGATCAATTCAAAGACATCATTGAAGGTAAAGACATTGATTTATCGACTCTCGTTATGCGTAAAGGTATGCGCGACAGAATCGCATCAAGTTTTGTGCCAGTAGGAGATAGTGCAGTTCCTGGCTTTGTTAAACGGTTAGCAAACTTTATTGGTAAAAATACTTCACGTTGGAAGTCTGTCATCTTGCCGATCTCAGTTCGCTGGCAAGTAGGCGACTACATGGGCAACATCATTAATGCTTGGGTTCGCGGAGACATTGACCCCAAGACAATGATGGAAATGATGAAGTTGGTTGACCAACTGATCCGCGAAGACAGCAATGTTGGCAGATTGCAGTCCCGCACCGGGGGCATGACAAACCGCACCTTCAACAACCCCGTACTACAAGCACTCATTGGTGAAGGTATCCAGGGTCGCTCACTACGCCTTGAAGACATTCGTGACATCTTAAAAGGAGACAGGCTGGCGTTACCTGCTGGTGATGTCAACGCCAAGTTCGGTCGAGACTTCCGTACGAAAGCGTTTAACTTTAACGAGTACATGAACACGCAACAGAAACTTGCTGTAGCAATGGTCAAGTTGCAAGAAGCTTTAGATAAACAAGGTCGCACAATGGCAGACATTGACCCTGTCACATTGCACAATGACCCACAACTACGCGCTGCGGTAATAGAATCAGTTCAATTCGCTAACGAAACTCTTGGATCGTTTAGCGACTTGAGTCCTTTTGAACGCAATGTTGTGCGCCAGGTGTTCCCATTTTGGTCGTGGATTAAGTTCATCAACACCGCAGCAGGCAAGTTATTACTAGACAACCCTGATCGGGTCTTGTTCTACGCTCACCTTGGCTCAATGACAATGGATCCCGATTCACAAGACCTTTACAAATGGCTACAAGGACAGACACCCATCGGTGGTTTGCTATTTGACCTTTCATTCTTAAACCCGTACACCGATGCGACGCTGTTTCAAAAGAACCCATTTGAAGCAGGAGCAGAACAAGCAACCTCAATTTCTCCCGTACTCAGTTTCGGTTTAAGCGCACTCGGTGAAATTGCATACGGTATGTCAGGGGGCAAATACCCGATTTTGATTGCTGGCTCTCGCCCCAGTTACCTTGAAGGCAACCGCACCGCATCAACCGCATCCGTTGGCGACATTGTTGGTGGCATTGCTTATAAAGGATTAAAAGCTTTCGGTGGGCCAGCCCGAAACCTATTAGAAATTGGGCCTGCTGACACAAAGATCCCGTTTACCGATGTAGCCGTAGGGCCTGGCAAACGCTACAGCCAAGGATCACTCCGTACCGAAGGACGCTACGCAGAACTTGGACTGCCACAAAACACGGCTCGACTGTCATCAATCCTACGCACATTGGGTCTGCCAGGGCCTAGTATCACAATGGAAGAAGCCAAGCGACAGGCAGAAGAACAACGCATAGCTGACGAGAAAGCTCGCCTACGCAAAATACAGGAGAGAATTAACGCTGGATGATCTACAAACTGGAAGTCCACGGTCGACGACCCACCACCCTCAACCAGGAACGCAAGGTCAACAACTGGGGAGCCAGGGCTAGCGACACCAAATGGTGGCGAGCGCAATACGCCGAATTGGCAGCCGACATCCCCCCGATGAAGCGCATCCACATCTCGGTCACCCCCCTGCACAAGAACGGCAGGTCACCACAGGACGTTGGAGCCTGCTTCCCCGCAGCCAAAGCCGGGATAGACGGACTCGTAGACGCTGGGGTTATACCCGACGACACACCTGACATCGTTGTTAGGCTAGACTTTTACGCACCGCACGTCTGTGGAGAAGACGGACTCCGAATCGAAGTTAGGAACGCCGATGAACCCAATGTATAGCAACGCTCTTTCAGGTTTAGCCTCAGGTATGGCAAGTGGCGGTGGCGCACCTATGGGTGGCGACATGGCTATGGGTGGCATGGGCGAAGGCGAAATGGTTCCCTGCCCTATGTGCCAAGGTGTTGGTATGGTTCCTGCTGACATGATGGGTGGTGGCGCAATGCTCCCGCCTCGTCTCGCAGCCCGTGGTGGCGGTATGCCGATGGGTGGCGACATGGCTGGAATGTCAATGGGTGGCGCAATGCCGATGGGTGGTCAACAGTCATGATGCCATCAAATGGAAAATTGGGATCATCTAGTCGCGGATCAGCAAATGATTCAGCAGATATGGCTGGAAAGTTTGCTGCCGAATACAAAAGGTCTGATCCAAAAAACAGGCCAGCAAACCCGCAAGCTGGAAACGCATTAAAAGATTTGGCTAAAAAACAAGCCCAAGCAGCCATGCAAAACCCGAGACGATCACCTGGCACTCCACAAACACGACGACCCGCAGGCACAGTCAATACCGACATGGGAATGACAACTCCGAAACGAGCCGCCCCTGGCGGATCAACCCCAGGAACTCCAAAACGCCCTGGTGGCACATTCAGAATTAGCTAGTCATGGCAACGCCAGCATGGCAGCGCAAAGAAGGTCAGAACCCTTCAGGTGGACTTAACGACGCAGGTCGAGCCTCGTACAAAGCACAGACAGGTGGCACTCTCAAAGCCCCGGTCAAAGGTCGTCCGTCTTCCCCCGATCAGATGCGCCGTAAAGGCTCGTTCCTGTCCCGCATGGGTGGTTCGCCAGGCCCAATGAAAGACGACAAGGGTCGCCCGACCCGCAAGGCGTTAGCCCTCAAAGCATGGGGTGCATCGTCACCAGCCGAAGCCAAATCTATGGGTCGTCGTTTACTGGAGCAGTACGCCAAGCAGAAAGCTGACAAGAAATGAAGAAGCCTTTTTGGGAAACAAAAAACCCGAACAAGAAGTCAAGCAAACTCGGAGCCGAAGGTATTGCCCTTGCTAAGAGCATGGCATCTAAGGCTGGTCGACCGTACCCGAACCTTGTTGACAACGCCGCTGCCAGTCGCAAACTAAAGTAGTCCCATGCTTCCCCGTCCTGACGCTCCCGCAACTCGATTGCCTTATACCACCGCCGATATGGGCGAGCGTTTGGCTAAACGCAAAGCACAAGAACAATTCAAAACTAACGCATTGAAGACCCTGTCTAACTACAAACCCAAAGAAGACAAGCCGTGGTACGAAGATGTCGCAGGAGCCATCGGTGGCGCAATCAAAACCGTTTACGACAATATGCCCATGTCCAACCCAGTCTCAACACCAATCAACATGGGTGGCAATGCTGGGGTGTCAATGGGTGGGCAAGGCACGGCCAAGTCCCTAGTATTAGAACCAGCGCGTCTTGCCGTTCGTCGAGCAGTCGGTGACATTACAGCGATCCCCCGTGTAGGTGCAGACTCGCCGTCGTACACCGCAGATCAGATACGCGAACAAGGCGTAGTGCCAGGCGTACTAGGTGCAGCAATTGATTACTCGCAATTCATTCCCGTCGTAGCCAAAGGTGCTGGCGTGACAGGCGATGTTGTGAACGCCTACAAACTTGCGATGATGGAACGCCAGGCGAACCCGTTTCCTGCTTTGCGTGGCGCATCCAATGTCATTGATGTCGTGCCAGGTTCACGCCTACCAGCTCGCATCGTGGATGCACCCGCACCACCTGCAACTCGGCTAGGCAATGCGCTAGCGCAAATGACACTAGACGCACGAGCATCACAAGGTGGCGTACGAGACGCAGGCGTTTTACGTTTCCCCGGCGGCGAACCAACACCCGAACTACCAGCAGCCCAACTATCACCACCAGCATTTCGTGAACGAAAAGTACCAACGTCAAGCCGACTTACCGTAGAAACAGACGGCCCACCTGACCCACAAGCAAGCCAAGAGTTTGTTATTCGCGCATTTGACAACACGTCCGATCAATATAAAGGCGCGTTAACAATGTATTGGGATCCAATAAAACAAAAAGCAATAGTTTATGGAATGGGGGCAACCGATGCAATGGTCACTCCACAACTCGTTTCTTCTGCTGCCTACATAATTAGAAAATATTACGGCGACATACAATTTCCATTAGAACCTGCTAGGAATTTATCGGCTTATTCTCGACCATTTGTAGAAAGGTTACAAAAAGCTGGACTAATAGACCCTGATTTTGTTTTGCCTGAAGCCTATGAACTAAATTCAATTAACAAAGCTGCATTGCCTGAAGATTTTGCTGATGAATTTTCTGAATATTCCGAAGTCATTCCATCGCTTGCTTATCAACCGACTTACAACAATGTTCTTAAAGCCTTAGTTGAAAGCAAACGAAAAGCCAAATTAGAAGGTGAATACGGCAAACTTGCTACATCTTCTCAAAAATTGCAAGAATTAAAATGGAATCCAAATAAATTAAACACCGCAGAAATGTATCGAAGCAATATGGACCAATTTGGTTTTCCAGTACACCCATTGTTTAATCTTTTTGGTGATGAATGGAATAATAATTTATTAAATGAAATTATTACTTATCCCTTTAGAGGTGCATCTTCCTTGGTCGATGCTTGGAAAAAAATTGATCCAGCAATAGTAGAAAATCTTGATTCAACTTGGGGCCCGTCATTTGCTCCAACCAAACAAAATTTATTAAAGTTTCCTCAGTTACTACAAGATTCAAATTTGATTGATGGGTTTACACGTCAACGATTATTGGTTGAATTGCAAGATTTGTTGGAGTAATCCCTGCTTACGGTGTCATTTTGTCCCGGTGACTTGACCGAAGGTGTCTGTTGGGTAAACTTGGTGTTGCCAACACAAACGTGATGTTGAAGGCTACGAGCCTCTATCACCCTTAACAAAGGAAATTATGCGGCAAATCACCAAAGCAATAACCATTATTTGCGTTATGTCCTCGTGCGGATCAACAGCAAAAGAAGCAACCGAAACGCTTCCTACGCTCCAGCTCGCACCAGTCATATCTCAACCAGTCATTTTGAATGCACACGAAGCATTGCAAGAAGACCTAACAACAACAACCACATCCACCACAACAACCACAGAAGCACCGTTAGTATCAGATCCCCTTGATTTCATTGACGAATCGCGTGCAATGCATGGCAAGTGTGGTGAATGGTACGACACACTTATTGCTGTTGGTGGACGCGCAGAAGACTGGCCTATATGGTCACGCGTGCTATGGATCGAGAGTCGTTGCCTTCCAGCACCAGGCAAGACCCTTGAAGCATCCGCACAAGCCGACTGTATTGGGCTAACTCAAATCTTTTTTCGGGTGCATGAAGCCTGGTTGTCGGAGTTCGGTTTCGGTAGAGAAGACCTGCTAGACCCCGTAAAAAACCTGACATTCGCTGTCGCGTTACAGAAGTCTTCGGGCTGGTCGCCGTGGGCTTATCTAAATATGCCTTGACTTTCATACACCCATACTTCATAATCATTACTGTGCAACACCCCACCACTACGGTGAGGGTAAACCTAACAAAGGGGAAACCATGACAGAGATAGTTCCAGTTCCGTTATCCAATTCGCTTGAGCGACAAGGTGAAGACGGACTCCGCAATGCAATCATGCGCTCAGATAGCAGTCGAGCAGAACTTGCCAAAGCCGGGGAATACCCTCAGCTGCTCAAGGGTCTGCTGTATCTCAAGGATATTAAGGCTGACTTGGACACGTTGATCCGTGCCACCGAAGATGACATCACCCGTCTCATGCCTGAGAAAAAGATGTTTATCGACGATGTCGGTACGGTCGAGCGTCGCATGAGTTCCACCCGCAAATGGGAATCGGAAGATCTGCTGAAGCACATCACGCGCTCAACGCTTGACCCCGAAGGTACAGGCGAAGTGTCAATCAACAATGTTGTCATGCTCATTGACACACTTAAAGCCGTTCTCCCATTCACAGCGTCGCTGGGCTGGCGAGTGACCGCACTTAAAGAATTGGGCATTGATGTCTCAGAATATTCAGAAGCAACCTATGGTCGTCAGACCGTACAGATCACAAAGTGAGAAGCACCATGTCCAATATTGAAGTAGCACGACCCCTGTCCCCGGCTGAAGTCAACTGGAAGACAGCACAAAAGATTGCGAACACACCGTTCGTACCTACAGCGTTCCGTGGCAAGCCCGAAGCAGTATTCGCTGCAATCCTGTACGGCGACGAACTAGGTCTAGGGCCGATGCAATCGCTTAACTCAATCCATGTCATTGAAGGTAAGCCAAGCATGGCTCCCGAACTGATGCGTGCGCTCGTCGCCCGTGCAGGACACCGACTTGATGTCAAGCTCGCAAGCAACGAAAAGGTCATCCTATGGGGCAAGCGTGCCGACAACGGCTCTGAAGCTACGGTCGAATGGTCAATGAAGGATGCACAGCAGGCTGGACTCGCTGGCCGTGGAGCATGGAAGACCTACCCTCGTGCCATGTTGTTGGCTCGTGCCACATCAGAGATTTGCCGAATGATATTCAGCGACTGCATCATGGGTTTGTCATACACGCCCGAAGAAGCATCGTCTATCGCTGGCGTGGAATGGACTGACACACCCGTTGACCTAGTACAAACCGCACCCGTACTGACGGCAGCACCACCGACGACAGCACCGAACGCTGAACCACAGCAGGTCGTTGTTGAAGCCGACTGGGTTGAAGACCCCCCGTACGAACCGACCATTGACTGGACAGAAGAATTCCCCGGCGCAGAAATCCAAGAAGCCGTCGTCGTTGATCCAGCACCGTCCACCATGACCAATGTTGCAACACCAAAGCAGATCGGGATGGTTCGTGCGCTTCTCCGTGAATGGGGAGTCAACGCCGAAGAATCGTTGAGCCTTGCCTCGATGCATCTCAACCGTGAGATCACATCGTTGGGAACTTTGACTAAGGGTGACGCATCATCGTTCATCACCTACCTGAAGGACAATCACCCTGGCGGTGTCGTGTGAACCCGATCAAACTAATCATCATGCGCCGTCACGCACGGCGAGGCCACCTCAACTTGATGTCACGTCACCTGATCCAATGCGCCGATCAGATAGACGAATTACGCCGAGAGAACCGTGCGCTGCGAATCCGTGGTGAGCGTCTCGCACAAGCCATTGAGAACAACGACGACTGCTACAACTGCGACAATGCTAGCGACAGCGTTTCAGCATGGCGGGAGTTTGACGAGTCATGACAGGCGAAGCAGTCACATTCAACTTCATCCCCGTTCAAGACTGGGTTGAAAAAGCTCGTTGCCGTGGCATGGATCCAAACATCTTCATGCCTGAGCCTGGCGACTCAACCGCTGAAATCAAAGAAATTTGTAACGGGAACCAACGTCGTAAATTCAACCGTGACAAGCAACGGTATGAAACAGTAGGCGACCCGCCGTGTCCCGTCCGTGGTCAATGTCTCCAATATGCGATGGAGCTTCCCGGCAAGGTAGTCGGCATCTTTGGTGGCACATCGGAGAAAGAGCGTCGTGCGCTGCGCTCAGAGTTTCGTATGGACGGTGTACAGAAGCGCATCCAGCACGGCACGATTGGTGGCTACAAAGCTGAATGGCGATTTGGACTAGAGCATTGCGACGCGTGTCTCGCAGCCAACGCCGAAGCAACTCGACGCAAAAAAGCCCAAGCAAAATCCAAAGTAAAACATGGAACATATGCTGGATATCGTTCGGAGAAGCGACTAGGGTTGCCGATATGCGAAGCCTGCCAGCAAGCGTACGAGGTAGAAAAAGCCGACTACCTGTCCAAGACAACAGCGTTAGAGACGGACTCGCCGTTACGCCAGGTTCTCAACCTACTGCACTCAGTCACAACTGCCGACTGGCCGATAGCAAAGGACATAGCAAGTGAACAATCCTGAACCCGTTTGCGAAGACTGCCAAACAACCGTCAAAGTCAAGACCGTGTATCTGCAACTCAGCAAAGAGGGTTACAAGGATTTATGCCCTGTTTGCCGAGACAAACACGAAGCACCATTCGTCCGCCGTAGTTACAAAAGCGAATGGGATTGACATGGGATCTTCATTCTTTGAGCCACCAGTCGAAGGTGATTGCGACACCTGCGGAGAATTCATTGAAGGCTGGGCAATCCCGCATTCATTTAACAAGCAGACGGGCTATCTACGGTGCGCCCGCTGCCAAGATCTAGAAAACAAATACACACAAACAAAGGGGAAATACAATGATTAGAACATGGATACCAATAACCATCCCAACAAGGATCGTGATTGAATGGACAAGTCCTGACGGCACATCCACATACACGCGCCGATCAGTCATCGCATTCTGCATTGACGATGCTGGTGTACTGACCTACATGACCTGTAGTGGCCTTGACTACACAACAAAGCCACGCCAGTTCGCATTCACCGAGCAACTACAGAACGGTGTGTGGCAGTCATGATTATCCCATTCACACCTGCTGTCCGTGCAGACGATCCCGTGACGTGCATCGAACCGAAGTCCCGTGCCAATGGCGCAGCGCGCCTACTAGACATCTACGCACTACACGATGTCACCGATGAAGAAGCCGTACGACTGCTCCTAGGCCGCCCAGCTACCCTGGCCGATGAAGGTATTCGCCGTCGAGCATCCGACCTGCGAGCTTTGGGCTGGATCGCGCCGACCGGGGAAACTCGTGCCAATGACCGTGGTCGCCAGCGCATCATCTGTGCAATCACCGACAAGGGTAGAGATGCCCACATGAAACTATTCGTAAACGATGAAGGAGACAACCGATGAACCGTGAACCACTACCCGACTCACGCCGACCCGACTTCGGCATGGGCGACCCCGTAGTACGCGAATCTAAACACGACATGGTTGAATACATGACCGAAGTAACCCGCGACATGAAACGAATCATGGACGAACACACGATACTCATGAAGCAGTTACTGACTGTCATGACATCAATCCGAGATGCCCAACAGCAAGACCGCTGGAACAACCAGGGGCGACGATGACACTCACATATGGAAGCCTTTTTGCGGGCGTGGGCGGTTTTGACATGGGCATGGAAGCGGCTTCTTACGAGCCTGTGTTCCAAGTCGAATGGGATAAGAACTGCCAAAAGATCCTGCACCACCATTGGCCGACCGTCCCCAAATGGGGCGACGTATGCGATGTCAACGGTGCAGACCTACCACCATGCGACGTGCTGATCTTCGGATCACCATGTCAAGACCTATCAGTAGCAGGCAAGCGAGCTGGACTCCAAGACGGAGACAGATCATCAATGTTCTTTGAAGCCGTACGAATCATCAAGGAGATGAGAGATGCAACTAACTCTATTTACCCAAGAGCCACCATATGGGAAAACGTCCCAGGAGCCTTGTCAAGCAACAAAGGAGCCGACTTCGGTGTCGTCCTCTCAAGTTTGGCTGACATCGGGGCGATTACACAAGAATACGCCGTGCTGGACGCGCAATACTTCCGAAGCACCCCGCAACGACGACGAAGAATATTTCTCGTCTCTATCTTCTGTCCTACAGCCAGCGAAAGATGTCCCGACCCGTTACTACCTCTCATCCAAGGCAGCCGAGGGGATTTTGCGAAGGGCCGAAAGGCGCGGAAAGACGCTACCCGATTTGCTTCGACAAGCATTGATCCAGGTGATGGAGAAGGATTCCGAATGCTCGCCTTCGGTTATTACACCAACGACGACACCGCTTCCGCAATAAAAATGCGCGACTACAAAGACGCAACAGATCTCGTTGTGCCATTTGTAAAGTCACGCCGGGCGCAAACTAACACCGATGATGAAACATGGGTAGAAGGTTCCGTAACCCCGACACTCAACGCCTTTGACAATGGTGGTGAAACTAGGGCTACCGTCCTAATGCCTGTCGCATATTCGATTCGTGAGGATGCCAAAGCTAACAACTTCAGCGTGACCGAGACAGATACAGCCCTATGTCTCAATGGTCTAGTGCCATCAACGCAGTCGCACCACGCTCAAATATTTATTGCCGAACCCATTGTCTACGATGGTTACAACCAAAAACTTGACGACAGCGGAATTCACCGTTCGTTGCGTATCGGTCGAGATAGTAGCGACTTCGTGGCACAGCCAATCATCTTTGAAAATTCATACCGTGACGGGCCGCGAGTAGGCGACGACATCTGCCATACATTGCCCGCCAAAATGGGCTTAGGTGGTGGCAACACGCCGATGCTGGCAGAACCAATCGAACACCGATTAGCAGTACGTCGACTTACCCCATTGGAATGCGAAAGATTGCAAGGATGGCCCGACGACCACACCCGCTGGACAGCAGACGGCAAAGAGCAAGCCGACACCAACCGCTACAAACAATGCGGGAACGGGGTAGCGTCACCCGTGGCACGCTGGGTAGGCGAACAACTACGACCAGTATTGGAGACGGAATGAACGAACAAGAATGGTTGCAATACGGCATCGACCACGAATTTGTGTGGGGATTCTGTTGCCAACATGAAACCGGGATGAATGCCCAAGAGGTCGAAGATTACGGTGACGGAGACGACTATTGCGTAACCGCATTTCGATTAAGAAGTGAGTACATCAAAGGATTATGATGAACCAACTATCGCCTGAGGAGCAACGATTTGTGGACAAAACAGTTGAAGTCATCTACTTCACAGGATTAGCAGCAACGTGTGTCGCGATCCTGTGGTGGATCATCGGCAAGATTACGAAATAACCGAGTCAGGTGCAGAACCCGACCCAAATCTGTCTCCATTAGGCTCGACCACAATCTGAGCTATCACATCAGCCTGACTAACCAACGACACAGGATTGAGTAGGCGCAAAGTCTGCCGAACATACCTATCGTTCGTATGGCCGAGCCACTTCGCTATCACCGGGACAGGAACACCACGCTGAAACTGACGCTGGACAGCCCACCGACGCATATCCTGCACCGTAAGCCGACGACCAACAGCACCCGAAGCAACATCATTAATCGTCTCAGTCGCGTGCTTAGAACCAAACGTCCCGCCGAGCGTAGTAGTGGCAGCGAACACCGCTGTCAGACCTAAAGTCAGCACTTCAAGACGACCGTCCACCGGGATCTCGCGCCTGTTACCTCGACGAGAACGCACCGTGACTAGCGTCTTCCCTTCCCAGGTGCGAACATCCGTCTTACGAATTCGGAGAGCTTCAGCACAATCACAGCCACCCCAGGCGACCATCGCAGCGAGCCATTCCCAACGAGGCCCACGCTTAGAAAACGCTGACATGACCGCCACCATCTCGTCATCAGACGGCACAGTAGAACTATCAAGCACGATGACACGCTTTGGCATCTTGACCGAATGCAGACCGTGAACCTTCAGAACACCAGCCTCGACCAGCGCATCCATCCACTTTGCGACCCCACAAACCCGCGACGCAACCGAGGTTGACGTGTACTGAGAAGCCATCCAATCCACAAACAATTGAGCGTTCACCGCCGTGCAATCCAAAGGATGAATGTCCACCAAAGCACACCACCGTTGCCAGGTCATGATGTCCTTCTTGTACCGTTTACGAGTATGAATCGAGGCGTAACCCCCAAGGTGATGAGCCGTAATCGAGCGAACAGAAGCCATAAACAATGTTTACCACACTTAATCGGAATTATTTGCCTGCAACGCACGCTGACGAGCCACATTTGCGAAAATATTTTGCGATCACGCACGCTGTCAACCCACACCCAGCGCAGTTTGGGTTCTTTTGGTCGACCGCCCGTGGCCGAGCTGCCATGCCGGGCGAAGTATCCAGGGAAAAACGACCCAAACGCCCGCACCTATGACACCCCCCGCATATCGTCATGACGAAATAGATACAACAAAAAACCCGCGCACATCGGCGCGGGTTTAATGTTTAGAAATTCGAGTCGGTCAATCAGTCACCAATCACCCCCGCCGACCCGACCGCGTAAGCATGAATAACCGCGACCAACTCGCGCGCCGATTCGGCCGCCGGGCGATCAAGAACAAACCAACGACCACCCCCGCCCCCGATCTTCTCAAGCCACAACGACCAACACCCGCGCGCCGTTGACCCATACCGCCACCGAAAACCAGGCACGGCGGGAAGACCACGGGCAACTATAGGCAAACAGCCAGCCCCGCACCGATGCCCCAACGGATCAAGCCCCGAACACGGGAGACGGTCTACACGATCAGACACAGCGAGCCACCGCCCACACAATCAACGCGCCAACGCCCAAAAGCACCAGCCCGCGAACATCCCAAGATGTTACATCTTCGCACCATCCGAAATCACATTCATACGCGCCAATCATGCCGACACCAACCCGCGACGAACCCGAACCGCAACCGCAGAACCCAACCGCCCCGCCGTCTTCCCGTTGTTCTTTCCACCATGAAGAAGAAAGGTGACAGATCGACCAACCGAATCGGGAAGACAAACACCGCAAGCGACACAAGCCCCAACACCCAACGCGCCACGGGATGCCGACGACCGCCGACCATCCAGCCCGACAACATGGGCGGGAATATTCAACCCGTCCCGCGCCCACTTGCCCGACACGGGACACTCAACCGCCGACGGCACAGGAGCAACCGCCAAAGCGCGCGCCCAAAGTTCTACGGCATGAGTCTTATTATCGGCAAGCATCGCCAACGGCAAACCGAGACGACTACCCGCCCGCGCCATCTTGGCGACGTTGAAAGAATCAGCCGAAAGATAAACAGCCAAATTAGAGGGGGCAGGTAGTAACGCCTTGACCTTGACCGCGTCGCGCGTGTATATCCAATGATCTACCGACGAGGTAGCAACAACCGCGGAACGAATCGCGCGCCCGTACCAAGTCGCAAAAATATCACCGCCCGAATGCCAACGAAAACACGGTGACACAACACCGCGCGCCCTTTGCTGGTTCTCGGAATGTTGAACACACGCAACCAACGCCGACACAACCGCCGACAGTCCCGCGCATTCTTTCAAGTGTTGAAGGTTCGCAAGATTCACATCTGACCCCGCGCCATATTGTGGCGCGCGTGCTTCAAGCCCGCCCGCGTAACAATCAACACACGCCGAAGTCGTGGCATCGCATGACCCGCCAACATTCAACGCACCAACGGGCAAAGGTAAAGCATTAGCAACTAACGCCGACGCGCTCCCCTTGCTGTCAATCTGAACTATGGGCGAAGTCTTCGCGTCATGGTGAAGCATGAACCGCAACGACAAACCGCAACGACACGAAACAAAAACCCCGCCACCAATTGACGCGGTAACAGTAGGTAAACGATCCTTGCGCATCATTCACCGCCCGCATAATGAACGCGCAACAACTCCGCGAACTCATCAACAATCGCACAAATTAAGCGCGCCAGGGCGTGGCCGCCAGCTAGTGAATGCGCTTCATTAACTCGATCATTAATCCAAGCCATTCGGTCAAAGTTCACCGGGCTAATTGATTCTGACCAGGTGGCATCACAACGCTCACACAGCCCTACGGCAACATTAAAAGACCCCGAATGCCAAACGCCGTTTGAATCCGTCAACCCTTCAACCCGACACCAACCAGTCGCGGGAGTGTCAACTCCGCACGAATCACACTTCACTAATTCATTCATTACTACCCCTTACATATAGAAAGCCCGCCCCCATTGGGCGAGCAGTGCCGTCTCAGGAATTGAACCCGACGAAGCCCCCAACGGGCGACGGCTTACCGACTAACCGACCTGCATCAACTCCCCACAATCACCGCACCAGTAAGCATCCCCAAGAATTGAATCGGGGTCATACTCATGAATCCAATCGGACTGATGGGCGCACAAGTCGGCGCACTCTTGGCAAAACTCATCGGACACATGAACACGCGCGCAACTCATGCCACAACCCCCCAACCGTCTAAAGTCTCCGCGACAAAATCGACCAACTCATCCATAGTCAACGGCGGGAAACTCTCGTCATTCAAATATGCCATGCGCGTCGCGTCGTCGTACTTCTCTGAATCTTCGTAGTAACCAAGACACGCGTAACGATCCTGCCCAATCTCAACGACGGACGCGTCACAGGTCAACATCACATATGCCATGCGCGGATACTCGTCGCCGTAATCGTCGGGATTCGGAAACCACGCCCGCAAACAATCGTGACCCCCGCCCGTGTCGTCATGCTCCCACGATAAACCCGTGGCATGAAGTAGCCGATCTATTTGCTCATCTATCGCGTCTAAATAAGCATCCACAACACGAGACACAACATCACAACCCCACGACGACACCGTGCCATCAGAAAAACGCACCTTGACCCGATCATCAATAACTGACAACACATGACCGCGCTCAGTCCCTAAATCATGCGACACGATCACCGCGTCACCCTTAACAAATCCGCAATCACTCACAACGCCACCAACCCAGCACCAGCAGTACCGAAGCACTTAGACAAATCCATAGCCCATGAACCTTCATAGACCGCGTTCGCATCGTTACCAATCATGAAGGCTTCTTCAAACATGACCGTATTATCCGACAACCGAACATCTTCTAAGTAATCGCCCGCATCAAGAATGGCTGACACTTCGCCCCAAATGAAACCACCCGCCACGCCGTGATTACGACCTTGAACCCTGAACCATGCGAACGAATCCACACCAACAAGATCGCCGTCAATCCATGAGTCACCATCATTCGGCAACACATCAACACACACCGACTTCCATTCCTGATGAGCCCACTTAATACAGATGTCATACAGCGCAGGCGCAACCGACATACATTCTCTTTCAGTCCCCACGAACAGCGGACGTACCAAATCAAACGAATCGGTCGCGTCGTTGTAAGACCGCTCCCATATTGAATGAGTGTTCATTACTACCCCTTATCTATTTGGCCGCCTAAGCGGATGAACCCGCACGAGTTCACCCCTTGATTCTTACACATCCAAACCCGCCAATCAAGTGTTAACCCCCACCAACAAAAACCAGGCAAACCGGGGTGATCGATCCGAAACTATTCGGCAGGACTCGCGCACCGCTACCGCGTCTCTGTCGGTAAGCACGCTGACCGCATCGCAACAGCCCGACACCAACACGACGCAGTCGGGGCGGTAGCACCCCGTGAGGGATCGCAACCCATCGCCACCGATCAGACCCCGAACCCCGCCACCGTTTGGCCGTCTCACTATGCGACACGCCCCACCCATGCCCGAACCTAGACCACCAGCCTAGACCTACGCGCTAGACCGCTAGTCTGTTATGCCCCACCACCTACCTCGTGACCGTGCCCAAACCTGGCCGCACCCCCCGCACACCCATTGGGGGGCCCCACCCCCCTCTCCCTATTCACTCTCCCGTATTTTTCGACCTTTTTCAAAGGGTGTCCTTGCCGGGGGCTTGGCATCTTCGATGTTGGAAGGTCAAGGGCTTCCGCCGTTGGCGGCTAACGCCTCACCATCGCCAGCGTGGCTGTCGAAGTTCGTTGTTGTCATCCGTGTGTTGTCACATCGGTGACTTGTACGTTGTCTCAGACCTTTCGGTCTGCCCCAATGCCCTACCGTTGGCGGCCCTACACCGTACCAACACCCGAACCTTAACGATGTTCACTCGTTTCATTATTTAACTACCTACCCACGGCTTACTGGCTGGCATCCAATTCGACTGTTGGCTTGACTCCACGCATGGGATCCGAACCCCCTTTCAGGTCACAAAGTCCCTACGCTCCTGGTTAGACAGGCTTACTACGGGCGAGTTCCGCTTGGCGTGTCATCCCGACAGGCTCAAGCTTCGTAAGTTCGGTGACATGACAATACCATGGGGCTGTATGGTGATAGTGTCAGTTTTTGTAACAGGACAAAGTTTATTTGGGAGAAGATATGACAACTGTTGATGATTTGATGCGAACTGTTACAAGATTAGGTAACGATGCGCTGGTCGCTCAAGCCCGTTTCGCGTTGGAGTCCGCCGGGATCTTCCTGACACCTGATATGTGTAAGGCAGCTTTTTGTGCAGCAGCGCACATTGTCGAGCTTGCGGAGCGTTCTTATGACGTGAACTCATTGACAGCAGGCGAAATGGTCGCTACGCAGTCGGTTGGTTCGCTCGCAATGCAGATTTGGGCCACCCTTCACGACCTGACATCAGGCAAAGACCTTATATGACGATGCGGAAAGCGTTTGATGACGCAGATGACATCATTGAAGGCATCAAAGGTCGCCGTCCTACCCAGTCGAAGCCCACCAAAGTGGTGGATGACTTAAATGGAGTGGTAATTATTTCTAAAGGCGAGGCTCAACAAGCCAAAAGAGCGTCCCGTGCAGCCGACATTGAAGAGGTTCGGGTCAAAAAGGTGCTGGAAAAGGAAGAACGACGCAAGTCAGCCGAACAATTGAAGGTTTTGGGGCAAGATCTGCTCGCTTCAGGGGTCGCATCACGGGAAATTCTCCCCAAATTGGCGCAATCCATCATTGTTGACCTCGGTTTACGCCTGGTTAGTAACGAATGGGAGATTAAGTCCGCCGAAGAAGCCACAAAGGTAGCAAAGATTTGGTATGACATCCTCAGACTAGAGTCGGGCCAGGCAACAACGATCAACGAGAACCGCACCGGGAACCCCGAAGACCGTCTGTCACGCCTAGAAGAGTTAAGATCAGAAGCGAAAGCCCGTGTCGAAGCAGGGTTGCGCGCAATAGGTGACGGCCAAAGCGGATAAATCCCATATCTAATAAACAATATCTAATTGAGAAACACATCTACCGCAAAGCGTGATAGAACCTAAAACATGACAAACCAAACAAAACCTGCCAATCCCATTGACCTTTTGCTCGACCCAACACGTTTAGTTGTTTCGTTGACTGAAGCATCATTTATTCTTGGTATCGCAAAATCAACTGGCCATAACGCCTACAAAGCAACTGGACTTCTTATGGAAGGTGTTCCAGTATTAAAAGTTGGCAAGCGTCGCGTTGTTAGCACCATGAAGTTGCGCGCTGCTTTGGGTATTGAAGAACCTGCCCGCTAAACAATGAACTTCCTGTCAGACGACGAATTCGGTCAACTTACTGGGTCAGAACAAGACGAATACCTGCGACTGCTAGAGATTGACCTACAAGCATGGAAACTCACAGGCAACAAACGCCAAGAGAAAGCCCACGCCCTCGTCAAGAAGGTTGACTGGTTGCTTTACGGTGGTGCAGCTGGTGGTGGCAAATCCGAACTGCTTGCCTACCACGCACACGAACTATCAGCCAAATACCCCGGTCACCGCACACTCCTCGTCCGTACCGCGCTCCCCGAACTACGCCGATCACTCATCATTCGATCCCAAGTCCGATACGCCCAACTAAACGTGGATGCAGCCCTACGATCCATCGACAACGTTAAAGCCTGGTGGTACGGCAACGGATCAGTCATCGAATACGGATTCTGCGCCCGCGACGAAGATGTCGGACAATATATGTCTGCTGAGTACGACTTCATCGGTTTTGACGAAGCAACCCAGTTCACCCCCTACCAAATGCTCATGATGTCAGGCCGACTCCGAACCAGCCGAAAAATGACTGCATTAGGCGTACGAACCCACGTTATGTTCGCAACCAACCCTGGCGACCGTGGACACACATTCCTATACAAAATGCTGGTACAACCCACCCAGCACGGCAAATACGCTGTTGTCTACGATGTGCGCGACGGATTTGAGAATCCTGATGTAGTACGCCGAGTCGAACTCCCCGACGACCCAGCAGAGATAGACAAACTAGAAATACCCCACGACCCCACCGACCACCTCATCGTCGCGTTCGTACCGTCAACCGTGGACGACAACCCCCACATTGACCCCACATACCGCAAACACCTATCAATGCTTCCCGAAACAGAACGCAAACAAAAACTGTTAGGCGACTGGGACACCTTCACCGGGCAATACTTCTCCGAATTCAACCGAGATGTACACGTCATCGCACCATTTGAAATCCCAGCAGAATGGCCACGCTACCGAGGAATCGACTTCGGAACAGCAAACCCCTACTGCTGCCTATGGGGAGCCTGGGATCCAGCCGACGGAACCTGCTACGTCTACCGAGAGGCATACCAAAAAAACCTCACCGCAGCACAACAAGCCATGCAAATCAAAGAAATGTCCAAAACCAGCGACGGCAAAAACGAACGCATCACCGCCACCGTCATTGACCCATCCACCTACAGCAACGTCCAAGGCTTAGGGCAAACAGTCGCAGGCGTATACAACTCACTAGGAGTCTCCACCAGCCGAGCCAAAAACGCCCGTATCTCAGGATGGCAAAACGTCCACCGCTACCTGCAACCAGGCGTAATCAACGATGAGCCAAAATTAAAAATTTTCTCTACCTGCGAGCATCTACTTCGTACCCTGCCCGCAATGCGCCACGACAAAACCAAAATTGAAGACGTAGACACCGACGATGAAGACCATGCAGTAGACGCACTCCGATATCTGCTAGCCTGCCGTCCGTACAATGAAATCACCCGCAAACATAAACACGCCACATATGATGCAGAGGGTAGAGTACAAAGGTTCATGGAGAAGTTGGACAAAACAAAAAAGCGGAGATGGTAATGAGAATCGTTGACAACTACAATTATTTGCCTGGTTGCTGTTGGATCTGTCGAGGGGTCGCCAAACCGATCATTGACATGGAACTAGACCTAGACGGACACAACAGTCCCGAAGACGCAAACCCGTCAGCAATCACCCGTCTCTACATCTGTGCCGACTGTGCGCTAGAACTAGCTCGCATGGTTGCACCAGCCCGCGCCGTAGAAATGCGTCGCTTTGGAGAATTCGCAGCAATGGAACGAGTCGCCAAAGAAATGGGTGACCGAGCCGAAATAGCAGAAGAACGCCTAGCCTTAATCGCAGGAGCAATCGTGGGTGTAGACTCACAACCTGTAGAGCAGGCAGGCCCTACAAGTCAACTCGACGAGGATGATCCGCCGTTAGGCTCCGCACGGCCCGATGTAGCAGGTTCACCCCTTACCAGCAAGCGTGGTCGTCCTCGTCGGGAAGACACCCCCAAACCCGAAATAGATACTGATTTCGTTGGTGATCTGTGATATTCGCAGTATTCAGCCTCGTCGCCCTACTAGGCATTGTCCTGTTGTTACTACGCGAGAACCGTAGATTGACTAATCTATTGTTGGCAAAGAACCCATCAGCAGCCATTGCAGCTGAAAAGTTCACCAAGTCAACAAAGAAAGAACAAGTCGATCCTCGGTCACGAACATCGTGGCAGTCACCAACTGAAGGCGTAGGGCCATGAAACCTTGGGAACCACCCAAACCAACAGAAGTCATTGACCTATGGAACAAGGCTGACCAATACCTGTTAAAAGAACGCCGGGACTACTGGATGAACGCGTCCTACAACAGCGGTCAACAATGGATTTGGTGGGATCAGACCCGCAACATCGTGCAAGAACTGGACTACGCCAACGACAACGAACGGTACACGCGTATCACCGTAGACAAATTTGGGCCTCGCACAACAAACCTTCTATCCCGCATGAGCCGATCCCCACTCGTATGGGAAATTGAACCATCAGGAACCGATGACGCATCAGCGCGTCGCCAACGTCTACAAGAACAACTTCTCCTATCAGAAGCCAACGAACAAGACTGGGCTGACATCCGTGAAGAACACCTTCTCCAAGTCCTATATGGTGGATCGGCGGCCGTATCTATTGAATGGGATCCGCAACTAGGCAAGATCGTTGCTACCGACCCCGTCACCGCCATCCCGATCCCCGCTGGTGGTGTACGCCTCACACCTCTCGGTATTAGCGAATTCTGTTTAGAGCCAGGTTCACAGTCAGTTGACGACGCTCGCTACTGGATCAAATGTGTCGCTCTACCCCCTGAGCAGGTCAAAGAACGCTACGACCTTGACTTTGATCCTGTACCTGACGCTGAAGCATCATTGTCTTCACGCCACCGCACATTGTTGTCCCGTCGACCACAAGGTCAACCACCCCGACTCACCCTTGTTTACTGCTACTACGAACGCCCAACCAACCGTACCCCTGGTTGCGTCGTCCACGTCGTAAACAACAAGCAGGTATACGCCTACGGCAACGGTCAAGGCTGGCCATTCCCCTTCCCCCGCCTCAACCTCGCTATTGGTATCCAGCGCAAAATCCCTCGCACATGGGTCGGAAACACACTTCTTACCCCGGCACGAGACATCCAGTACGCCTACAACCGTGCGCGTTCAACCATCCTTGAACATATGCGTAAAGCAGCTAACGCTCGACTCATGGTTCCCGCAGGATCAATTGAAGACTCCGACACTATTACGACCGATCCCGCCGATGTACTTGAGTACAACGCTGAACTGGGTGAACCGCATTGGCAGTCAGCACCCGAAGTCCCCCGCTGGATCAGCAACGAAGCAGCACAACTTGAAGCAGAGATGGACGACATCTTCTCAACCCATGCCGTTTCTCGTGGTCAAGCCCCTGGTGACCGCAACTCAGGACTTGCCCTATCGGTATTGGCTGAAAAGGACGACGGCCCGTTAGCACCAATGGCACGAAACCAGTCCGCTGTTTGGGCGCGTATCGGACAGATGACGTTGCAGTTGTACCGTGCCTACGCCCAGCAATCAGGCATGGTGCGATCACAAACGATCACCACCCAGCAAGGATCAACCGTCCAGTTTGAATGGACAGCCGACGACATTGACGAAACCCCACAAGTCAAAGTCCCGTTAGACGCAACCGCACCACGATCCAAGATTGCAACCCAGTCCGTCATCACATCGCTGGCACAAACCTTCCCAGCAGCATTCCAAAACATTGACGGCCCAAGCCTGTCAAGACTGCTCGACCTTCCCGACCCCAAAGGTTTCATGGCATCAGCAGACCCCGATGTTGCCAAAGCCGAATGGGAAAACGGACTACTCATGCAGGCAACCCCTGTCATGCCAGCAGACTTTGACGACCACGCCAAACACATTGCCCAACACAACCGTGAGCGTAAATCCCCTGCATACGAGCTTGCAACACCTGATGTGCGTCAGGCAATTGATGTCCACGTCCAAGCCCACCAAAAGCTTGCAGCCGACGAAGCCGCAGCACAACTCGCCCAACAGCAACAGATGCCGGGATCAGAAATGCTTCCGCAAGCCAATGAAGCACCTGGATCATTGGTTCCACAAATACAAAACGGCCAGCCAGGATTACCACAGGAGATGCCACCACAATGACCGACTTTAACCCCGAAGGCGTAGTGGATTCTGCACCATTAGAAGGTTCAGAAGCCAGTTCCACCGATGTCAATTGGGAAGACAAATACCGATCAGAAGTAGCTGACCGTGTCAAAGAACGCGAACGCTACAAGCCAATTGCACAAACATTTGCCAAAATGCATCCCGACGATGCCCGTGCAGTACAAGAGTTTGCTAACGCTTTCGCGTCAGGAGACACCGACACCGCAGTCCGATGGATGGTTGACAACGCCAAGACCCTCGCCGGGGAACGCTTTGACACTTTCATCAGTCCTCAAGCGCAAGCAGCCATTGGTCAGCAAGCAGTTCAAGACGGCCAGTCAGCAGGTCTGACCCCCGGTCAGGTTGAAGAGCTCGTCGAGCAACGGATGAACCAGTTCGCCCAGGCGCAGGTACAAACACAGTACGAACGACAAATTGAGGAGACGCTCGCACAACATGGACTTCAACCCGATACGCCGTTGGCGACAGCAGCGATTGTCGCCGCATCCCGCCGATCCGACCTTGATCTTTCCCTGGCAATACGCGAAATGGAAGATCAAGTTCTCGCTCAGGCAACGCAGATCGCAGCGCAACGTTCAGCGGCAGGTAGCCAAATGGGGACACCCATCGTCAATGGGCAAGCCTCGACCAACCTCGCAGGACAAAACCTGAGTCCCCGTGACCGGGCTATGGCACGACTTGAACAAAACGGTTTGAACTAACCATTTGACAAACGGTAGTTGTAGTGGTGTAGCATTCTTTCGTACCTCGGATGAGGCGCACCACATACAACCACATAACATCGGAAGATGCAAGGCAACGCTGGATGGCGTGAACCATTGACAAGGTTGTGAACCCCCACATTCACCTACCCTCTTAAAGGAAACCCATCATGCCCGCAACACTCTCAACAGTCGATGCCATTCTCAAGGACGACTACAAGGAATATCTCGACAACCTCAACGAGGCGAACTTCATTCTCTCGCAGGTTGAAACCCGCAAAGACACCGTCCAGGGTCGTATTGCCCGCCACGCCGTCCACCTCGGACGCTCAAGTGGTGTAGGCGCACGAGCCGAAGGTGGCACTCTGCCAACCGCAGCAAACCAGTCGTACGCAACCGTCCCGGTTCCCGTGCGCTACGTCTACGGACGCATCCAACTTTCAGGCCCGACCATCAAGCAGGCCGTCACCGACCGTGGCGCATTCATTGATGCTTTGGACGCTGAAATGGAAGGCATCAAGAAGGACGCAATGAAGGATGTCAACCGTCAGTTGTGGGGTACGTCAAACGGCGTTATCGCACAATGTGGTACGACCACGGCAGCAACGACCGTTGTTCTCGCCTCAACCACAGGTTCAACTGCACTTCGCCAGTTGTTCTTTGATGGTGGCATGGTTGTTGACATCGGAACCGTCGCATCCCCGTCGACCGTTGCATCAGCTCGTACCATCACCTCGGTCGACGAAACCAACAAGACCATCGCCATCTCAGGTGCAGCAGTCACGACATCCTCAAGCCACTTCGTTTTCCGTAGTGGTGCAGGTGGAGCATCCAGCAACACAGGTCAGCCTGGCGACGGACAGGTCGAATTGACGGGTCTTCAGACCATCGTTGACGACACCGCAGTCCTTCACACAATCAACCCTTCGTCACAGCCGAAGTGGAAGGCATATGTGAACAGCAACTCAGGAACCAACCGTTCCATCACCGAAACCCTCATTACTGGCTCCATCATGAAGACCCTCACCAACTCAGGTAAGAAGCCTTCGTTGTTGGTTTCGGCTGAAGGTGTCAACTTGGCAATCAGCAACTTGTTGCTCTCATTGAAGCGCAACATGGAGCAGACCCAGCTCAAGGGTGGCTACGCAGGTATCCAGTTCTACAGCCCGTCTGTCAGCGGTAAGGGTGACGAGTCACCGACTGCCTTGTACGCAGACTTCGACTGCCCGAACAACCGCCTGTACGGCATCAACCCCGACGTGTTGGTTTACCACCAGGTTGGCGACGGATTCCAGTTCATGGATCTTGACGGTGCAGTTATGAACCGTAAGCCTGACGTGGATGCCTACGAAGCAACCTTGTACGCCTACGGCGAACTTGCTTGCAAGCAGCGCAACGCCCACTTCGTCATCAAGGACATCACCGAGGTGAGTATCTGATGGCAGCTTCAGTCAGTATCACAACTGGCCCTGAAGTACCGGGAAGCCGTAAGGAAGTCGTTGGTGTTATCACTTTCGACAGCTCGTATCCGACAGGTGGCGAGGCTGTCACTTTGGCGCAGTTGGGTCTTTCACGACTTGACTACCTCATCGTGACCGCTGTCAACGGAAACATCCCTGCGTGGGACGGATCAACCTCGTCGCCTAAGATCAAGTTGTTTTGGGTGGACACCACCACAGACGGCGCACCGATGGCTGAAGTTGCAAGTACGACAGACGTTTCTGCAACGACTGCTCGTTTCTTGGCAATCGGCGCATAAACCAAATCCCCTAACAAACGAACGAGCCAGCCACTTTCGACGGTGGCTGGCTTTTTCGTATATAGTGACCACCATGATTCGTGCAGCAAACCTCATGGGAGAAGTAGAAGGCGGTAGCCAAATGGCTGAAGTTGCCTTTGACGTATATGACATTGCGACCCGCATCCAAAAAGGTGACGAGTCGGGCTGGCGAGGTGATCCCAGCGCATCACTCATGTTTAACCCGATTATCGGTCGATTTGAAGTGTGGATGGTTGACGGCATGGGAGTACCGTATGTTGCTTGCTCACACCACCGAGCTGACCACACCTTGATCGTCAAGTTGATTGAGGGTGACTGGCAAAAAGGTAAAGCACTCCACGAAGACCTGTTGAAAAAGAACAAAGCGATCCTTGCTGCTCACGAAACAGAGGAGAAGGAAAAGCGACTAGAATTAGCAGACAAGTTGCATTGGGCATTGATTAAAGATGTCGGCCACTTGGGTGGATCTAATAAGCGCAGTATCAGCATGAACGAGAAAGGCAAGTAATGGCAACCATTAACGCAAACACGGCAGGCTCGGCAACATTAACTGCCGATACTGTTGACACAATCAATTTGACTTGCCCGGCAACACGACTCATTGTTTGGAACCTTAAACATACAGGTTCAACATTGTATTTCACTTTTGCTCCCGCAGCGACTGGTGCGCCTACACCAACGGTTGCTGGCAACAATTGCTACGCCGTAGCGCACGGGCCAGCAGGGGTTCTTGATCTACCAGCTTTGGGTGTTCCGTTACAAGTAAAAGTCATTTCGGCAGGCGCACAAGATTACAGCGTTATGGTGGTCTAATGAATTTGCTTGACCTTCGTAACGCTGTCAAAGATCGACTGGCGATTCGTTCTGACGGTGGTGGTGTAAGCCTTGACGGACTTATCACTAACGCCTATGTCAACACTTCTATTGATGATGCGCTCAATCGTGTCAGCATGGAGCGTGACTGGTGGTGGCTTGCCACGACCGCATCACTATCGTTTGATACGACCGACGGTGACGCAGCTTTGCCCGCCGATTTCATGCGAGCCAACAAACTGGTCATTAACGACTACCCGGTCGAACCACTACCGCTGGACACATTCCTAGACCCCAACGCCGACAGTAACGCTTACGGCTGGCTAGTTTACGGCAACGCTGTCAAGATTACGCCGATCCCAACTACGACAACTGCAGGGACGTTGTACTACTTCCGTAGCGAACCAGCCCTCTCGACACAAGCATCTCCCGATACCAAGTCACCGTTGATGCCCGTGGTCTACCACAAGTGCATTGTCGCCTATGCCAGCCATCTTTGTGCGGCCCGTCGCCAAGACGAACAGCGTGCAGCGTTGTATCTCCAGGAGTACGGCAACTTCTTGAAATCAATGAGCGACGACAACCGAGCGACTATTCACCGACGCATCAAGTTTTCACGGGCAATGTCAGACGCAGCCTGGAGTTAAGGCATGGGATCATTCCAAATCTCTTATGACGACTTCTCAGGTGGTCAGTACATGGGCAACAAATCCACCAATTTGCCTAAAAACACTTGGCATGGCAATGGTGTCATATCGACACCTAATGGAAAGCTAGTACCTACTGGTAGCTCGTTAGCAGCAAGCAGGACTTATGCATCAGGAGCAACCGGGACAATTTTCGACCATTGGGTTGTTGGTGGAGATTCGTATGTATTTTTTCAATCTGTTAAATCAGGAACTTTCCCAGCCCTTGTAAAAACTACTGGTGTCAACAATGGTTCAACATTCCCAATTACAACTTCTTCTACGGCTTTAACCGGGCCTCTCGCTGGCAAAGTTGCTTACTACCCAGCAACCTCGTTGTTTTATTACATCAGCACAACAGGAACAATTTATTCTGTTTCTACAACAGGAACAGAATCGTCTGTTTCGGCAGCTTTAGCGGGTCTTGGATTAACAGACATCGCTAGTTATGGATATCGACTTGTTTCCTGGGGCGGTACAAATGCCACAGCAAAGAAACGCCTTTATTACTCAGACACAACCCTCGCGACTTGGTCAACCGCCAACTACTACGAATTCAGCGGAACAATCCTAAATGTGTTACCACGAACAAACGACTTGTTAGTTGTTTGTGACACCGGGGTCTTCAGCCTCGTCGGCGTACTTGGCTCATCAGTAACAAACCAACTGATCGTCCCGCAAGAAAATGTTACCGAAGGCATGAAAGACGCAACCATTGTCGGTCGCAATATGCATTTCTTAGACCAGCTTTCAAATGGTTCAATAGACGGTCGCATCTATCGTTTGGTTGGTTCAACCGTCCAAGCAACAGACACGCTAGACAATGACGACGTGTTGGCCCAAACTGGACTTGAACAAGCACGAATCATGGCCGTTAACGATGGTCGCCTTGTAGTAATGATGCGTTCTGACATTTGTTATGCGGAAACATCAAAAGGTCAATGGGGAAGACACACTATTGGTACTGGTTACACCATTAATCCAAATGCCACCAAACAACAACAGGTAGGTCGACCAGGCCCAAATTCGCTTAACGAATTCTTTATGGTTGCCTCATATTCGGCTACTTCAGCCACGCTTTATATTGAACGATTTATTCATAACACCATTACCCCAACTCCAACAAATGCTGAAATTACAATTTTAGGTGGTGGTACTGGCGCAAGTTACCCAACAGGAACCGTGACATTGCCCGAATACTGGCATTCAAAACCTTTCACCGTCAAAGAAATGTTCATCGAATACAGCATCGCCAACGACACTTCATGCACCCCAAGTATTTATGCACAAATTATTCCTACAGGAAACGTGGATGTTCTAGTAACAAACATTTCAAATTTGGTGGCAACTTCAGAACCAAACATTGCTCAAGCGAATACCGAACCTAACACCAACGTGTTTGAACGCTTCCGACCCAACAATGCCAGCAAAGGCTTTGGTGCTAAGGCGTATCTAAGTTTTAGTGCCGTCACTATCAAGCGTGTGATCCTGAACTGCGAAGACTGATGCCGTTCCAGTACACCTTCCGATCTGACGACATTGAGTCGCTTGACGCAGATGCCCGTGACCTTTTAGAGAACCGTGACCGGGAACTAGAGTTGTACTCGACGACGATTGACACGTCGTTTCTAAACCTGAACGCCAGCAACCTCACATCGGGTACTGTGCCGTCAGCTCGTATGACTGGCGCATACACCGGGATCACGGGTCTTGGGGCTTTGACTTCATTAACCATTGATGGTGCTAGTTCTCCTGCCATAACTCTTGGCGACTGGTCGGGTGCGTCTAGCAACTCCGCTATTGAATCAAATAGTGGTCATTTAATTCTTGGGTTTGGTACTGGTGGTGCTGTTTATCTTCGTACAATTAACACAAACCCCGTTTATATTGGGGCTAACAGTAGTAACACCCTTCAAGTTGGTAATGGTACAGCAACAGTCGTAGGCACAATGAACGCCACCACTTTCAGCGGGTCGGGTGCATCATTAACATCTTTACCCGCGGCTCAGTTAACAGGCTTCGTCAATTCGGCTCGACTGAGCGGTTCGTATTCGGGTATCACAGGTGTTGGCACTTTGAGTTCGTTGACTGTTACTGGCGGGGTTATTACTACTAGCCTTGCGCCAACATCAGACGGTGTCTTAATATATGGAAATGGTACTGGCTCATCTAGTCGTAGAGTTAGTATTTACCCAGCGTCATTGACAGCATCCCGTGATTTTATTTTGCCTAATGTGACAGGCACGGCAATTACGACAGGCAACTTGTCGAGCATTACAGCGGTTGGTACTCTTGCGTCGGGATCTATTCCAGCGTCGTTGTTGACAGGCGTAGGTGCTGGCATAGGTTGCGATCTTGTCAAAACACAAGCAATTGGTGCAGGTGTTTCGTCAGTAGTTGTTACAGGCGCATTTTCTTCTACTTATGATATGTATAGAATTTTTATACAAACCGACTCAATTGCGGCTGGTGGCCCATACATGACCTTACAGATGGGATCAACGACCACAGGATATTATTGGGGCGCAGCAACCGTTATCTATTCATCAGCTGCTGCCTCAAATATCAACAATAATAATACTTCGTCTTGGAATCGTCTTGGACCGGGTACAACAGGCGGCATGACAGGTGTTTACGATTTGCTAAACCCGTTCAAATCTGAAGTAACTGTAATTTCAGGAAGTTACGCCGACCCAAGCACAGCAGGCTCGGCTGGTTATGGTTCAGGGTTCTTAAATAACACCACAAGTTATACAGGCTTTACTATTGGTCTTACATCGTCAACAATGACAGGCGGGTCTATCCGCATTTACGGATTCAAGTGATTCAAATGACAAAACCAAACATTCAAATTAACGATGAAGTGCGTGAGATGACCGACGAGGAATACGCCGAGTTAATCGCTTCAGGTTGGACTATTGAAATCAATGAAGAAGAAAAATTAACTGCTTATATGCGCGATCAAAGAAATCTTCTGTTAAAAGAATCTGATTGGACACAAGTAGCCGACTCCCCCGTAGACAAACAAGCATGGGCTGAATACCGTCAACAACTACGGGATTACCCAAATACCTGGACACCATCGGATAAGGTGAAATTTCCAGCCACCCCCGAAGAATGGAAAGTGGAGACAGTATGAACCAGGAATTAGACGCAAACAAAGTCGTAGAGTCACTACTACGCCAAATACTTGACTATGCTCAAAAAATAGCGGTACTAGAATCCCGCCTCAACAGCACACCAGGAGAACCCAATGTCGAAACCGAGCCTGCTGAATGAAATAGCGGTCATCAACAACGCTAGATACGTCCCGGTGTGCGGATACCAAACCCTGTTAGACAGCCTAGACAAACCTGACAAGGTTGACCTAGAAACCGCCATGTCCGACCAAAGTATCCAATGTTCCGCAATTGAGCGAGCGTTACGCCAACGAGGACACGGCATCACAGCGACGACACTACGCCGTCACCGACGAGGGGACTGTTGTTGTGGCAGGACTAGCTGAAGACATCACCCGCATTGGGGAAACCAAACGACTGTCGCTGGGTCGCATCGCAGACCTACTCGACCGCAACGGCATCGACCTAGACGAAGTTGGCAAGATTCAGCGCGTCTCGCTGTACCAGTCGCTCACCAAGAACGACGAAGGCGAAGCCGAACTCCACGACCTGACAGCAATCCAGTTCTCACCCAAATGGGCAGAAGGCCCCGAATGGCCAGTTATCCAGCCAGGGCCAGTAGTCAAACTCCCAGCCCGCAAACCCGCCAAAACTCTCTCAGGGTGGCGTAATTGTGCCATCCTTCCCGATATGCAGATCGGCTACTACAGAGGCGTAGACGGGCAACTACAACCCACACACGACGAGCAGGCGATCAAGGTCGCATTAGACATCGTCAAAGATGCCAACCCAACACTCGTCGTCCTAGTTGGGGACAACCTAGACCTGCCCGAAATGTCCAAATACCGTCTGACCGCCCCATACCAGCAGACCACCCAAGCCACCATCAACCGTGCCACCCTGCTCGGCTTTGAACTTCGTGAAGCAGCACCCGACGCACGGATCGTATGGCTCGCAGGCAACCACGAAGAACGACTCCCCCGGTACTTGATAGACAACGCGAGCGCAGCGTTTGGTCTTCGACGAGGATCATCCCCCGAATCATGGCCAGTCATGTCAGTACCGTTCCTATGCCGACTAGACGAATCCAACGTGGAGTATCTACCTGGCTACCCTGCCAGCCACATTTGGATTACCGAGAACCTCAAAGTGATACACGGCGACAAGGTAGCTAGCGGTGGATCAACCGCACACAAGTACCTCGCCACCCAAAAAGTCAGCGTCATCTACGGGCATATCCACCGTCGAGAATGGGCAGAGCGCACACGAGACGACCACGACGGCCCATCCACGATCCTCGCAGCATCGCCAGGTTGCCTAGCTCGCATAGACGGGGCAGTCCCCAGCACCAAAGGTGGCGTAGACCTAGACGGCAGACCCCTCGTCCAACACGAAGACTGGCAACAAGGATTAGCCATCATCCCGTTTGACCCTGAGACAAACAAGTTTTGTTACGAACAGATCGCTATTCATAATGGGTGGGCGATGTGGCGTGGTAAGAATTACGGGCAATGAAACCTGTACTCGTCATATGGAACGATGCCCATGCCGGGACATCCACATGGGAACGCATTGAAGACCTTGTGGACAACGAGCCGTACGAAGTTAAGTCTGTCGGTTTCTTAATGACAACCAAGGCTGGTGGCAAGCGTAGTCACGTCTCGATCACCCAATCTTGGTCGGCTGATGGGTGTGTAGACTCGGTACTCCACATCCCTGCCAAAATGGTTGTCAGGGTCATTAACTTGGCCGAGGAAACCGATGAATATCTCAGCAAAACTGGTACAAACAGCCCTGCATTACCTGAAGCGAGCAACCCCACGGGGTCGTGAAGAAGAAGACGAACTAGCCAATCTGATCTATGCGTTAGAGAAGTTGCTCGACAAGAAAAAGTAGTGGTGTATTCTGTATAGGTGAAACATCTGTCCCGCCTTGGAATCTTTACCGTATGCCTCATGGCTATGGTTCCCCACGCCCGTGCAGAAGATCGACTGATCGTTAGCGCACCGACCGATTACTGGTTCACCTTTACTGAAGAAACCGTATTTGTAGCCACAACCTACCAGTCAGGCAATCTACCATCCGATCCACAATTGTGGCTGTATGCAGGTGATTTGTTGCTTTACACAAACGACGATTACTTAGGGCTTCAATCACATATTGAAATGACACTTCAACCAGGCGACTACCGTCTACGAGCTAGCACTTGTTGCTACGAACCTGACGTGTGGCGCGATGGCGTTCAATGGAATATCCAATACGAGTTGTATTACACCGGGATACAGGTAGAGCCACCGACAACAACAACTGTCCCCGAAACAACTACCACCACAACCACCACAACGACAATCCCCGAAACAACCACCACCATTCAGGAGACAACAACCACGACATGGCTGCCAACTACAACATCCACGGAACCGACGAC